GGGGACAGTCGTAAAAGGCTAATAGTGCTCTACCAACTGAGCTACCTACAACCTTGTCATAGAGCTGGATTTGAACCAGCGACCACTCGTTTAGAAGACGAAGTAACCTTTTACTGCGCCGCCCTGAAATTTAATGGAGGGGAAAAACGTTAGGTGTCTTTATTCGCTTGCTCTACCAGGCTGAGCTACACTCTACATGTATGGTAGAGTGATTGGATTCGAACCAACGACCATGCGACCCTGCGAAGTATCACTTAACTACACCGCTCCAAATTTTAAAGAGGGGGATAAACGAATATGGTTTGATTCATACCAAAAACGAAGTAACCAATATTCTTCACCGCCTCAAATTTTGTGAGAGAGGACAATTTTATTCGGGTAGCCCTACCAATTGGGCGATGTGCCAATCTTTCGATGGCTACACTTGGATTTGAACCAAGATATTATTCCGAAGTAACTGAATAATTCACTGCTCTCAAAACTTTTCATTTTTAAGAGAGGGGATAATCGAATTGAGTCCTATTAATGACGAAGTATCTCAACTCTTCACCGCTCTCGGCTTTATATTATAAAGTAAGATAGTATGTTAAAATAAAATGACAAGGGAAAAGTGAAGCTTTTTTTTAATTAAGAGGCTTCTTAAATTTAAAAAAGAGACTTGACTTTATTTATTGTCTTTACAATCTCAGTCAATGTAGGTTTTATTCCATTGTATTTATCGAAATCAGTACCTTTATTATCCATGAAAGAAACTGCTATCATGTAAGAAGATCGCATTCCAATAGCAGTTCCCATCGATAATTCAAACCAGATTCCATTAGGCATTTCAACTTGTTGAATAATAATATTCGTCATTAGATTTTTACCTATAAATGGATTTTTGGTTTTACGTATTGGTTTAGGAAAGTGGCGAGCCACAATCCTATTCAAACCATCTCGTGCTCTTGTATAGTTATACAACACTTTCGATTTCCTCACATTTGATTGCCTCTTCATAGGTAGAAACAACCTCTTTGGTTATTTCATGCCGAAGAACAGCCGAAATAGGGAAAGCTATGGCATAGTTTTGATTTCCTTTTCGATTTTCAGGGAACCCTAAAAACAAACCATGCCGTCCATTAACAATTCTGATTCCTTTAATTACGAAATCACCATTTAATGTGACGGAGGCAAAAGCCTTAAGATTTCCACCATTTGCGTAGGGAAAAACCGCTACATCTGTTATTGTTGATCTCATGTGACCTCCTTTAGGTTGATTAATTTCTTGGTCGAGAGATTCTGTAATTGCCTGCTCATACTCCTTTTCTTTTGGAGTCCTTGGAGCGGTGGCAAAAGCTTCGAATTGATCGAGAATGGAGTCATTATCTACGTGAACCTCATACTCTTTTAAACATTTTGAGCAATAACCTTGCTTTACAACTGGTCGTCCACAATCACAAATATCTTGCATTTTCATCTCCTTAAGCTGGGTTTTCACAAAGGAAACCCAGTTTAAGGGGCTGTTCCTTGTTGACTTTATCTCAATTTGTTGAGATATTAGATAGTATGGCAAAACAACTGACTATTGATGAAGTTCGAAGAATACCGTTTGATGGAATCACCGACATTCAACATGAATTTTTAATGACTTACTTAATGACCAGAAATGTTTCGGAGGCATGTAGAACCGTCCATATTTCTAACCAAACTGGCCATAAGTGGTTAAAGAAAAAAGAAATGAAAGCGATCATCGAAGAATATGGCCGACGGATCACTCAGAAATTTGAACTCACCTTAGACAAATGCCTAAACGAGCTTAAAAAAATCGCCTTTTTTGATCATAAAGATTATTTGGAGAAGTTCAGCTTCAAGGATGGGGAGGCATGTGTTGAGATAAGTGATCTTGAGAACATTGATACCACTGCCATCAAGAGCATGACTATTAAAACAAATTCAAAAGGCATTCCATACGTTGAGATAAAACCTTACGATAAAATGGAAGCCTTGAAAGAGCTTATCGTCCACCTAAAAGGCTACCAAGGACCGAAAGAGCTTCACCTTCATGTTACCGAGGATAAAGTCAAAAAGCTTTCAGCCCAGGAAGTTTCTGCCAATTATCAAATGTTGGTTAATGGGGAAGAGTAGGTTTCTCAACTTGTAATTCATGGTAGAGTGCCACGGCTCGTGGTTGACCTTTTCTGTAAGTATGAATGAAACATAAGGCATTCTCACCATCTTTTATGGTGCAACCTTCTTGAAGCCAGGCTGTTTTGGGTTTCACATTTACTGCTGGTTTATAATTTTCACAAACCTCATTACCCCATCTTTCAAAGATTGCAAGTCGAACCATTTCTTGATTGTCATTGGAACCTTTGAAGTTGCAGGCTGATTCTTCTGGGTCGAAACCATTTTTTTGTGCGAGGTCACTTAGAAGATCAGCAGCAGAGCTTCTTACACTGGATGAAATACATTTTTCACCTGAGACTGTGGTGATTTTAAAGGTCTTCATGTTGTTGGCCATGTCAAGAAGTGACATTTTGTTCCTCCTGTACTTTTCTCAGCATCCGAGCTTCGGATGGCTTTAAAGATAAATGACATTTTTTATTAAACATCGGGTTTCTCATAGGATTCATAATAGGATTGTCATTAACATAAAAAGTTGCGTTGTGATCAATAGCATGAACTGTGTAACAATTATACTGTGGTTCAAAATGATAGGTTCCAGGTAGAATTTTATATTTCCTGTCACCATCAACAAACTCCATTTCATTTTTGATAACCAAATTCATAAGACTTCCCAACCAAATTTTTTTATTTCATGTATAGTTGAGGTTAAGTCATGTTTTATATCCATATTATCTCCTAAGTAAAACCGCTTTCGCGAAAGAAGCGGTTTTGCTTTTCCTTAATCTAACTAACTCATAAATTTCTATAAGATTTATTTCTTCTTATACAGCCAATTGTGGTAGCATGTACATTATATTTTCTACCAAGAAAGGCATGAGAATCAGTTTTGTTATTTCTAATTTCAATAACTTGTTCGTCAGTTAAAGTTCTTTTTGATGTCCCATGTTTTAATTTATCGTTTTCATTTTCTGAATGAGTTCCCCACTCAAGATTATCGATATGATTGTTTGAACGATTACCATCTAAATGTCTTGAATGATGTTTATCAGATAGTTGCGGTCCTTTAAATAATTCAAGAACAATTCTATGTACACGAACTATTTTCATTTTTTTTTTAACAAAAACCTTAACTCTATGATAGCCTTGATGAACATCAATTGCTAATGGCTTACCTCTTTTACTTATAAAATCACCATGATTTGAAACTTTGTACCCATTCCATTCTTTCCAAATTTTCAATTTAACTCCTTTAAAAAGATGATGCTTCCAACTGTTGAACTAAAAAATCAGCCAATTTAAATTGGTCCTCAATTTCTTTTCGATACCTTTCTTCTTGTCCAGAGTATTTACTTATCGATGGGAAGAATAAAACAAAACCATCTTCATTTCTAATCCCATGAGGTTTGTTGTTTTTATAAATAGTTTTGAATCTTTTATTTAAAACTTTTGCTTCTTTTGGATTGTATATGGCTTTGCATGATGGACAAATAAAATTGTATGAATAGTAATATGGTTGAGTCTTTTTGATTGTTCTTTTTGGTATTGACTTAACAACTGGTGTGTTGCAGTGTCTACAAAGTTGACCTTCTTTATTTATAATTCGTTTCATTTCATCCTCGGGTAAGATTACAACATAGCCCCCCTTACCCCCCACACTTAGCAACATCGTGGAAGTATCGTAAGGGAGCAGCCCCCACCAACAGAGTTGATCCTGTCAGTGCGTCTTAAACTTCACCTCCAACCTTGCCATTCTACCAGATTCCTTTCTGGACTGCCTGCAAGCTCGTCAGGTCTAAAACTCCTATCCATTTTTCATTTTGGACAAACAGATAAACCAACAGCTTTTAAGGGAGCTGTGTGTGACCTATATTTTGAAGTGGATTTCTCAATATCACTTCATTTTACTCAGTATGCCCCCATGGCGGGGACGTGATACTGAGATTATCTTAATCTAATCTAACTTTTTAAATGAGTCAAGTATTAATTTTCATTGAGTTCTCTAAGGCTTTATTATGCCTTTTTTCTGGGTATTTTCTCATTAACCAGGCATCGAAGTTCGATTCTTTTAAACCAAAATCTCTCGAGCTTTTAATTTTGTACTGTTTGTTGAAGGCTTTTCTCTCTTTGCCTAACCAGGAAAGGTAGTGGTGGATTGAATTTCCACCTTCTTCTACTCTTTGGAAGATCTTAAAGCGAATTTTGTAGTGATTAATCTTCATTATCATCTTTCTGATTCATGTGTTCAGCCATTTTAGATGAGAAAACGAGTTTTTCTATTATATGCATATCATTTAAAATTGAATCAACTGTTTCTTTGATTGCTCTAGCGGATAATCCAAAAAGGGCGGCAATATCAAATAAATCACCTTTGACAAACTTTATGCAATTGAATTCATTTTTGTCATTTATGCCCATGACAATGAATCTTTTTGAATTTTTAATGAGTTCGATTGCTTCGACTTCACTCATTGCAATCATCTCATTTGATGGATTTTCGTATTTTATATTCTCTTTCTTCAAAATTATCTCCTTTGTTGATACCGACAAAAGGGGATGGTTCACTGAACCACCCCCTCGATCGGAGATAAAAAATAACACTGTAAACTGTAAGTTAATGTATTGAAATGAATTACAATGATAGTTTGTCACAAATTTTGCCTAGATTTTTCACAAATTTTTCGTTGATACCACATTTTTAAATCCATACACAAATCAGCCATCTTCTGTAACCCATTGATTTGATATATATTTAGGTTGTCTCTGGACGCTAATTCGTGGTAGATTGCGACAATTGCCTTTCCCATGTATTCTTTTGTGTAATATGGTCCGAACCGATATTTCTGGTAAGGGTGAATTTTCAGGTGATCGGGGGCACAGTGGTTCCAAATCATCCTTAAAGTATGGTACAAATGTTTAGTGTGCATTTGAGCAGGATGTAAGAACTCATCGTTTCTCGTCTTCCATATAAAATCGGTGGCAACGTGCTTTCCTAATAATTGATCTAAATTATCCATACTCGTTTTCATTGGCGAGGTAGTATTCATCATAACCGTCATCTCTTGCCATATCCCTTATTCTTCTTAAAAATTTAATTAGTTCGTAAGAATCAACTTTCTTTTGTAGGATGACTAACGTCTTTTTGTGTTCGCTCTCAGGCAGCTTACAAGCCTCCACAGAGCATTTTTCATGTTCATCGGGCAAAAACTCGTGCGGGACCATAATCGCTCCAATAACCTCGTGAAAACGGCCAGTTGGATAGTGATTTATGCTGTTCATAGATCTATATTTTCAACCAACCGTCGGGTGGCAATAACAATCCCAACTTCATTTCTCTTTATGTCATCTGGATTTCTCTTTGAACAACCAAGGAAAACTGAATTGTTGGCTTGAACCGCGACAGTTGTAAAGTTGTCTTGTTTTACAATTGTGACGTTTTTAACATCAGAGGGATCAAATGGAATACGATTTCCTTTTTTAAATCTTCTGATAAGAACTTTTTCTAAGCTTTTTCTGAAAATATCACTGATTTCACCGTGACTTTCTTTAAAATCACCTAAAATATTGAAATTCATATTATCTCCTTTAAAAAAATGAAGGGCCACATGGCCCCCTTCATTTTTGTGTTATTGCACAATCACCTATTTTTGTGCATTGAATTGAGTCCATTGAGGCAAAGAGTACCCCAAAGGTTGTTAAAACTATGAATAAAATGAAAACTATTGGGCTGGCGGCCCTAAAAAACCTCATTCAACCTCCGATATAGATTGTTTTAATGGCATCACAGTTATTTAGCAGTTTCCCACTTTTTGCTTTAAGTATGGGTTTTGCTTTAACTGGATCCCAACCACAAAGTGTTAGGAATTCTTCTTGGAAGCCTAGAACTTCGACTTGTTCACCACAAAAGATTTTGTAATTAAATTGAGTAATTTTTTTTTTGATTCCCATAGGGACCTCCATTTGTTGAGTGTTCAAGCCAAGTTATATCTCAGCAATATTCACATTCACTCACTTTTCAACCTCTTTCAAAAAAGCTTTAATTAACTTCCTGTCTTGTTGCATTAGCCCATAATTATGCAAAATGTGCTTATATATTGATATAGCCTTGTTTAGTTTGTCATCTAAAGATTTTGATACGTCACATAAATCACTACTTATCTGTTTTTCCTTTTTTAGACGCTTTTGGAGGGTTTGATAGTCTGATAATTTCACAAGATCACCATCTTTTGATTCATCTTCGTAACCTACTGGGGAATCATACCGTTTCACTTCGTTCTCGCTTGTCATTTACACCTATCTTTCTTTAGTTCTTTTTTAACTTTTATCAGTTCATCCATGATAAACCCACAATAAACTAGAACTGCATATATACCGCAAACAATCATCCTTTGATAAGTGAAGGTTTCTAATAAAAAAAATATTAGTGGTATAATCCAGTATTTCATTATTCACGCCCTTTCTTTTTTTATACCCAGCTCGAAGTGCGAAGTTTTAATTTTGCGCTTTGGCTGTTGTGTGATGTATTTTTTGCGTAGATTATTAACAATATGTTTGTGTTTTCTTTTTGCTTCATTTTCGCTATTACTCCAAACCTGTACATTTTTTTGAGTTGGGTCTTTTGAAAAAATCCACGTCTCAAATCCATAACCATAATTGCCTGGAAACTTTGCAGATGATACGCGTATCAAGGGTGTTATGATGTCGCTTCCAATGTTTTCTGCTTTTGTATAATCAAACATATCGTTATTCCTTTAACAAAAAATATTTCATACAACGTCCCGCAGATACACAAAATTAAAACTTCGTGTATCTGCTGTTGTACGCATGTTTGAAAATATTCAATTATAATTATAATAATCAAGTGCAATTTGTAATTGATTTTTAGTAATAACCCAATTTTTATTATTTTTTAAATTTTGTATTGCTTTTTTAATTTCATTTTCTGTTGGTCTTAATGTACTAGTTTCAGAAGGAAATGAAAATGTTATTTCTTGACCTATATGTTTTAATATGTTTTTATCAACACGGTTAAGGTTATTAATTCCTTTTCTTTTTTTAATCTCATTAAAAACATAATCAACATCAGCTTGAATTATATTCATACTTTCATTTAATTTTAAATACTCACTAAATTTCATAATTTTATTCTCCTATTATTATTTATATTTTCAAATTGCGTCTAACTCAATATTATGTGATTAATCGGTCATTGCTTGGAATACCAGTTAATGAACGATATCGCACCACCTCTATACATTTTATTTTTTGATTTCCACCTCCCAGTATGAGGATAAAAATCAACCTTTGGTTTTCCTGCCTCCCGAAAAAGACAAACAGTCTCTTTAAAAATAAAATGCATTCCTTCTAATAATTTCATGTTCTTAATAAACCAATCTGAATGGCGTTGTTTTTTATCTTCGTTCATTACGTTGAAGATTTCGCCCATGTCACCCATAAAAACTCCTTGACCGATTTTTCACATAATTTGAGTGTATAAACAATTGTTTATATACATTCGTTATAGAGCATATTCTGTAAAACTTCTATCCCAATCATTTAATTGTCTGCTCCATATTTTACCGTTTTGTCCCATATACACTACATCTATTGGGTGGTCTTTTAATCTTTCAGGTGTGCTATCTGTATTGGTAAGAAATAAAACGGTATAAATATTACCATTCTTATGCTTAAACTGCTTACCTACCATACGCTCTATAACAACACCTATATGTAATGCCTTGTCTTTATTTCCTAAGTTTTGTTCTTTACTCATTCTTTTAGTATTTTAAGTTAGTGTAGTAATTTATCAAGGTCGGCACTACACATAGCCAAACCGTTGTACGCAATAAAAATTACTACATCTGCGTGTAATGTATCCGAACCATTTGCTCAAATAGTCCAAGCAATTTATCTTCATCAATATTATAAATATCAATCTCATTCACATTTTCACCAAAGTAAGTTCTTTTTGCAAATCTTCTACTGCTTTGTAGTTTCATTTCTTCTATTCTGTCAATCATTTTCTGTTTCATAAATCGTAATTTTAAAAGCGTACAACACCCTGTATAGTTAATAAGCCGTGATAGTTTCGTGCTTTGAATCTGGGCTGTGTGGTCGGCTTACATAACCATACAGCCATCCGTTGTAGGAAATTCTGCCTACTGAAATGGGTAACATTTGCATTTATGGTTGGTACATCCGTAATCGTTATCAATACGTCCAGTTTTACAAACTCGGCACAACTGTTCGCTTTGCTGTACAACATCAGGTATAGTTAAATTTTTAACTTGCTCCTGTGCGTACATCTCCATTAGCTCTATTATTGCATCTTCAAAGTATTGCTTATCGTGCTTTATTGCACGTTTTAGCTGGTGTTTAATCGCTCTGCTGTTATAAAATTCTTTTGCTGTCATCATTCGTTCTTTTAAGTCGTTAAAAATCAAACCATATCAAACACGTTGTGCATAATACTACCTCCGTATTCCAAAATCAGATTTACGAATCTTGCACATCTTATCACTTTCAGAATCGTGAAATACAATTCCTTCAATGTCGGTTACTTCCAAAAAAGACCTTAATCCTTTAAATGAAAAATCTGTAATATCCAACACTTCGCATCCGTGCTTTATCAATCGGTGTCCTTCAATTTTTTCTGGATTACCTTGTACCTTTTTACCACAAAGTTCATAGGTACCATCTTCTTTTTTTTCTAAAGCGTCAAAGGCTACAAAGTGCCATTTATTATTATTATCATCACGCTCACATTTTACCCAATGTGGATGATGCCCTGTGATTTCATCAGGTTCTTGACAAGGTATTGCGTTTGGTGGTAGCGTTCTGCCTTTTTTCAAATCAAACCTTTTGTAAAGTTCACCATCAATAATGGCACAAGGAGTTCCGTCAAATTTTCTTGTTGGTATTCCATATTTAAAAACCCATTCGTTTTCAGGGTTTACTTCGTTAATTACTCGCCCTAAATCGTTAGGGTCTTTTTTGTAAAGTGTGCTTAATTTTTTCATTTTCATTATTTCCTTTTGTACAACCTATTAATTGCCTGCTTCTTCCAATACTTCGATGTTCTGACTATGGAAGTCAACTTAATTTTGTATTTAGTCATTTTTTGGTGCCATCTGACAGCGTCGGCGGCGGCAGTATCCCTTTCAATAGCAAGCTCACCTATTTGATACTCTAATCCTTTTATCTTATCGTAGGCTGCTATTAAAAGCTCATGAGAGTTTACTTTAAACCTGGTATTCCAAGATTTCTTACAGAACTCCTTTGTAGGACCAGCAATTTTGGGTCTTATTGGACACTTGGGTTCCCAACATCCTAAAGCATAGGTTGGTTTTGGCTCGAGTCTGGTATCAAGATTATTGAACATTGCCCACTGTGGTTGTCCACCGCAAAATGGGCATCTGTCATATTCTTTGTCCCAGTTGCTATACTCAATTTCGGTGTTGGATAGCTTGCTCATACTTGGCAATCACCTTATTGGTAATTTCGGTACGTAGTTCAGCAGTAATTGGGAAAGCAATGTCATATCCTTTTCCCTCATCCTTGTTGTAATTTTGTGGAAAACCGAGGAACAGTCCATTTTTACCGCTTACAACACGGATTCCGTTAATGATCAATTCATCGTCTAGGACGATTCGAGCGAAGCCTTGTACTGCACTTCCCTCTTTTTTGTTTTTGATTGGGTATACGTTTACTTCTGTAACGAGCATATTTTCTCTTTCTGTTAAGATTCATCCCAGGTTCGGGCGGCATAATAGGTGCCCGATCATGGGATAACATGATTGTTATGATAAAAATTGTTGTTGAGAGTAAAAAAACTTTAAATATTATTTTGAACATATTCTAATACTACTTGGATAGCTTGATTTTTGGTTAAAATATGAGTATTGATTGTTAGACTTGGATTCGATGGTGTTTCGTAGAATGTATTATACCCTGCCAAGTTTTTTAACTGACCTTTTTGAGCTTTTGCGTAGAGTCCCTTTGTATCTCTTTTGACCACTGTACTCAAAGGACATTGAACATAGATCTCATGAAAGTTCTCAAAGGCATATTTGCATAGTTCCCGAACATTTCTGTCGGGGGCAACAAAGGTGCAAAACACATTAAAATCCATATTGTACATGAGTCTTGCCAGTTCCATTACCCGTCTCATATTTTCTTTGCGATCTTTAGCTGAGAAGCCAAGATCTCTACAGATTGTTTTACGGACCATATCACCATCAAGGATGATTTTAGGATGCGGGAGGCGATCCATTACCCCTTCCGCTATTGTAGTCTTACCAGATCCCGAGAGCCCAGTGAAAAAGAAGATATGTCCACTCATGATTCCTCTCCATCGTGATAAACTTCAACAATGATTTCTTCGTGCTTTTGACAAACTTTTATAATAGCTTCCAATACTTCGTCATTTGTCGCATTCGGGCCTTTTTCAAGACCTGTTTTAATTAAATCTCTAATGAAATTTTTTACTTTTGGGTCGTGTTTATTCGTAACAACCCAATCAGTTGTAAATTCATCAAGATTCATCACACAAGTTCGGGGGACGGAGGCAACATACGCCACACACCCTTTATCACATCCTCTACAGAGATAAGGTTTACTCATCATAATCCTTTCTCTAAAGCTTTTACATAATCAACGAAAAAAGGCCAGTTCATAGTCACGAAATGGCACTTGTCATTAAAATGTTTGATTTTTGGTTTTTTTTGAGTGAGCATGAAATCATTAACATGATCTTCCCAATAACCTTTAATACCTCTAATTTTGAGGTATTTCTCAATTCCATTTTTGGGGGAATCAATTGCTTTTCTCATTAAACAATCCTCAACTTATCTGCATTCCATTTGTTATTCTCAATAGCTGACTCCATTGCTTGTCGATCCATAAAGCACAGACCAATGTTATCAAGAGTGAAATCTTCTCGAGTGGTCCCATCATATTCTTTGGTATAAATCCCATCTCGATTATCTTGAGGGATGAATTCTTTAAAAACCTTCATTCTAGCTCGTTCAATTCCATACCACCCAACGAGACGGCGGCAGAGTTCATACTCTTCCTTAGATGACCCAAAAGCCTCAATAGCCATAATAATTATCCACTGAAACCTTGGATTAATACGAACCATTGAAATACCCTGTTCACTGGCTATCCAAAATTCACCCTTTAACTGTCCAATGTACCGCTTAAACTCTCCACGGTCGAATTTTCGAAGGGCGGCGGCAATCAAATAAATCTCTTGCCTATCTAATGGTACCTCTAAGTTAAGCTCTTTACGAACTGACTTAACACATTCTACTTCCATCGCTCTTGCAAAAGCTTCTAAATTAAATCGTTCTTTTCTCATGATTTTATCTCCTTTATGGTTAAAAAACAGTTTACAGACATGTTCAGGTCCGTTAATTAAGCTGCAACCTTAGTCTCAGCAACTACAGCCTTATAAGCTTTAATGATTTCCTCAGTTAACATCTCCTGTTGAATAGCACTGTCATACCAAAACAACTTGTAATACTGCTTATTCTTAGGATTTTTCTGGGACGGCGGCATTACCGATAATCCACTCTTATTATCCCAAATACTAAATCCATTAACATGAATCATACCTCCAATAAAAACCTTAGCATAAGCTACTGGAGCTTTAGGGTTACTTGAACTACTCAACCGAATCGTTGTTTCTATATCTAATTTTCTTTCCATTTTATAATCCTTTTGTTGAATGTAATGAAGGAAGCCCTTCACACTTGAAGGGGTTCCGTAAAGGAATTCATAGCACTTACTCCGTTAAGAACAACCCTAAATTCAGGATGACTTACCAAAGACTTAACACTCGTAACTCCCAAAATACCAAAGACTTCTAAACACTCAGAACACCCCAACGGAGCGGCGGCAAGAGCTTTGCATACCTTTACCATCTCATAACTCTCTACAAGACCTAAATACTCTCCATTAACTAAAAACATATCACTTATTCCTTTCTCTTAAAAAACAACTAATAATCGTTAATTTTCCTAACAACTAAATTCTTCCCAAAAAACCGACTGTTAAATAACAAAATCACTATCTCTACAAACAAATAAATATCCAATTAATCTATTTGTAAGAAAATGAGTACTGTCATGGCCGCTGATAATGCTAAAAACATTATTAACGTGACAAGCTCATGCCACTTCATACTAACTCCTTTCATTAAAGTTACACTACAAAAACCATTGATTTTTGATTAAAAAGGGAACATGGTGTCTCATATTCCCGAGGATGTAAAAAAGGTGTATTTTAAGATTACACTACAAGATGTTGATTTTAGGCTAAATTAAGCAGTTAGACCCAATATCTCTTGTTGTAGCTCATCCATCTCTTCTTTGTCGAACGCAGCTCCTTTGAGCTCTGGAAGTTCTAAGAACTGGCTTACAATAAACTCTCTAAAATTCCTGTAAGCTGATTTGTTTGTAAATTCGAAATAGGTGTAATACCTTCCATCAGATCCTTTGTAGCCTGGCATCTGGACGTTAATCTCTCCATCATTGTTCCAGATCTTAATACCTGAAACTTTGTAACCTAAGTCGCTCTCGAAGCTGCAAAAGGACATTAGTTTGTCTTGTGGACGTACTCTGTTGAATGAAAGATTTGTTATCATGGTTTATCTCCTTTGATTTAAATGAATGAAGGCATTTTCCCTTCAATAAAGAAGGGATAATGACTGATTGGATCAAAGAAGTTCAACTCATAAAAAAAAGAAATAAATCAATATCAATTAATATCTCTATCTCATAAACGCTAACCCACCCTCCCTATTCCTTCTTTCTTAGGGGGGGGTATTCTATAGAGATAATAAAAAGGAATCTTACCCAAAGCCTATGTGGAGACGTCCACGTCATTTTTCTACAAGACTAAATTTTTCTAGTCTAATAGCTTTATTTTTTTTTACGAGAGTTTTTTTTTGATTTTGAGTTAATGTAATAATGTGTTTCAAATTTTTTTTTTGTGGAATTTTTTTAGTTCCCATTATTGGTGTAGTTGTTTTTGTGTTTTATTAACAATTTCAGTTCCAGGGGGGAGTTGCACCCCCGATAGAAGTTTTGCAGACTTCGGCCTTAACTACTTAGCTACTGGAACGACTGAGACGAGATTACAGTGTGAAACGAGTTGTGTTTCTTTGTAGATTTCTCTTTTTATAGCTTTACGATGTTTTTCTCTGAGTTCTTTTTGTTTTTCTGATTGGTTTTTTAAGATTTTGTTCATCATCTCCTGGACCGATTGTGGTTCAACAAGGAGTTCAGTTTTTGGTTGGAATAGAAAGCAGTCCTCGAGAGATACCGTTTTATATTGGACGTACTGTGGCACTGTTTCTACTTGGTGAAAGTTACTGAGATCATGGATACTGAACTCAAAATTTTTGGGAAATATCTGTTTAAATTCAATTCGCTGTATTCCAGCGTGCATGGGCCCTCCTTCAAAGAAGTCCATGACGTTTAGATTTATTTTCTGTGAGATAAGTGCGCACCCTAGAGTTCGGTGAGTCAGTGCGATTGAGATAGTTCTATATAAATCATCTTGATTTGTGTAGAGATCCCAACCGAACTGGCCGAGTTTATGTGTGTTGCTTGTAAATCCAGCGAAATAAATATTGATTGGTGGATTAATCAGTCGTGAATGTGCCATCTTCAATATCAGCCTCTAGGTCTTCGATTTCCCTTTCGATATTTTTGACGATCTTTTTGGCGGCTCTGAGTTCCTTCATTTTTGATTTAAGGACTTCTTTCGCTGCCTCGATTTCCTCGTCTTGCAGTTCATTTAAGACTGCTTCTTTAAGTTTTGATACTGCTGCCATAATTGGCCTCCATAGGTTAATGATTTTCAAGGTTGATACCTTTATGAACGTTCATGATTCTAGTTTCCATTATAGAATACCTTTTTTTTTAAACTCAATGATCACTCACTTTTACATTTCCTTTCAATTTCAATTTTTTGTAGCAAATAAGCGTATCCAGCGATATCGATGAGATTATCTTCTTTGAATCGGTATAGTTGTCTCGACTGTTTTAAAGCAATCATACATTGAATAACTTGCTCGGGAGTGACCGTCACATCGAGTAGGGCACTCCAGAGCTTAGCTGTTCTTTCAAATTGAGGAAGTACATGGCCATAGTCTTTGGCCCTATCATTATTTACTATCGCTTCCGCTTTTTGCAGAATTGAAGAGGTCGGTTTGTTTTCGTTTACCATTTAAGTAATCCTCTGCTTTATTCATTAAGGTTTTGAGTTTTTTGATACAGTCATCGGTATGTACACCTTTAAGATCAATCTCACAACCGTCAGGAAGTTTAGCATAAGGTTCAAATGGTTTATGTGGGGTGTTAAGATTAAGTGGGGTATGTGAATGAAGAAGAGTTTTTGATGCAGTGATCACGGCACCAGGAGTCTCATTATCGCCAGCATAGGAAAATGATACCCCTTTTACAGTAATCCTACTTAGATCTTCATTTGGCAGTTCGCAAAGTTTTTGGACTTCTTCGGCCAAATCTTCCATGGCTTTATAAAACTCGGGATCGGCTGCATCTGCCGTCTCGAGGCTATGACTATCTGGGTTGCCACTACCTCTAAAGTGTTCCCATTGGAGATTAATTTTTCCTTCTGAATTTATTTTAATTTTCTTGAATCGAATCATTGCTAATCCTTTTGGTTGAGATACTCCTAACATACTTTCTTACTATGCTTTTGTCATCTATAAAAATAAATTGATCTTTAACCGAATCATAGGCAACTTGATTCCTTGTAATGGACTGTGGATTTTTTGTGATGACGAATTCTGTTTTAAGTAATGTCATTTTTATTTATTGGATCAGCAAATCCGTTTAAATGGTTTATGAGAGCTTGCTTCGCGGCTTCAAGGGCCCCGATTGTAGCAAAGACATCTCTGATGCTGTGATCGCTTTTGAGTATAGGGTGCTCATATCCAATTGCTTCATTGGATTCAAACACCCTTACAAGTGTAAAACCTTCTCCTATCAAGCTGTTTCTCCTTTCATTCCGTATTGCAATTCAAAAAGAACCCCCTCGAGTTCAACCAAGGCGTCTTCTTTTTGAGTACGGAACATACGTTGTTTGATCATAGCGATTACTCGCTGTTCGTATTGTTCAACACTTGAGTAAAGTTCTTGTTGCATAACCCCTCCTTGTGAGTTATATTAATTACTCTTATGATAACATACTTTCTTAGTTTTTTCATGCAACAACCGTGTTAGGCGGTAATTAATCTTACATGGCGGATTATAGTTCTGGTGAACTAATGAGTCTCATAAACTCACGAGGTCGGTTCGATTCTGGCATCCGCTTCTCCTGTCTATAGCTCAATTGGTAGAGTCCTTGGTTTGGGGCCAAGATGTTGCGTGTTCGAGTCGCGCTAGACAGACCATAGCAGGGTAGTTCAATTGGTGGAACATTTGGTTTTGATCCAAAAGGTTGTGGGTTCGATTCCCACCTCTGCTTTGTGGTGTGGTTTCCCCCACCTTTTCATTCAACCAAAGGAATAATCTTCAACTGAGTTGGTGCACTTGTGAAATCTCTTTCCAGTTCACTGCCACAGTCACAATTAGGAGGATTGTTCCTATTACTCATTATAAGTAAATGTTCATGTTTCTTTCCACACTTTTTGCATTTAAAACAGTATATGGGCATTAGTACGGCCTTTCCTGTCTGATAACATGCTCCCTCATCTCGCTCATGAGATCGAACTTCTTCATAGTCAATACCCCGATTACCTGGGAGTTCTCGAGCCCACAATCATGGTACCTGGAAATCATATCATCCAGTTCGTCCGAGAATTGTTGGCTCACTGGTTTTCCATCTAAGTTCTGATCTTTATTTTCGTCTTCTTCTGACATATAACTCCTTTTTTTTATGGGGGGCCAATTTCACAAGAGAATTGGCCAACCATAAAAATCTCTTGATTTGTTCAGATAATATACTTACTTAGTAGTGGTAGTAGTATAATGAATATCCGAACAGATTTAAAGCAGAAGATTAAGCAGGCAGGCATGACGGCGGCAGATGTGTCACGAGGAATCGGTATCAATTATGAAATGCTTAATAGGTATCTGAACGGTCGAGCAAACATGCCCAAATCAATTGAGGATCAAATAAATGTCTTCCTCGGTTGAATTTAGTCTCGTCCGTTCACCTTCTGCTATAAAGCGAATGGATGAAATGCTGGGTGCCTATCGTACGGCAAATGAATTTCGTTATAGCGATAAAAGGCGTTACACTAAAATCCTAAATGAATATTACCGCGAAGAATCTTTTCGAAGAACCAAGTTATTCCATACCGTTGAAAATGATAAAGAGCTTGAGCTACAAGTAAAGCGGCATATTTCTCAGAGGGAAAATATTCCCGACTTCATGTGTGATTGGTGTTGGACTTTTGACCCGAGGCTTTCTGCTGTTGGGCTTCCAACTGCCCTTCCCTGGATTCCTTTCCCAAGGCAATTAGAATTTATTGAATGGTTTTATAATCTCTATCTGAATCAAGAATCAGGACTTGTTGAGAAGTCTCGAGACATGGGTGTTACCTGGTTGTTTTGTTTAATCTTCCTTTTTGAATGGAGATGGGACAATGGATTTATTGGTGGTTTTGGTTCTAATAAACTGGACAATGTTGATAAGCGAGATGATCCCGACTCAATTTTTGAAAAGATCCGTAAGCTTATTGAGTTACTTCCTAAATGGTGGTATCCAAAAAACTTCGACTGGAAAAGGCATGATAAGATTGGCAACCTTGTAAATCCTGAGAAGAATTCACAACTGAGTGGCCAGGGTGGCCGAGACATTGGTCGTGGTGGTCGTAAGTCAGCTTACCTTGTTGATGAATCTGCCTCCCTTGAATTTCCCGATGCTGCCGATGCTGCCCTTTCAGCGACAACTGCCTGCCAAATTGATTTATCGACCCCGAAAGGCATGAATAAGTTTGGGCAAAAAAGATTCTCTGGTCGTGTAAAAGTCTTCACTTTCAATTGGAAAGATGACCCTCGTAAAAATGAGAAGTGGTATGATCATGAAAAATCCCGATTAGATCCAGTAATTCTGGCCCAGGAAATTGATATTAACTACCATGCCTCTGTTGAAGGTTTGTTTATTAAGCCCGAATGGGTTCAAGCTGCTGTTGATATTGATTTAAAACCCGAGGGCATGAAAGCTGCTGGTCTTGATGTGGCAGCTGGCGGCTCGAATAAATCATCATTAGCTTTAAGATTTGGCCCTGTTGTCTTGGTAAATGGTTTTAATATCCCAAATGGTGTAGACTTAACCCACATGTCGATTGATCTATGCAATAAGCATGAAGTGGCCCATCTTCATTATGACCAAATTGGTGTTGGCCATGCTGTTTATTCGACAATTCAAAGATCAGAGAAGCAAATGATATTTTCCCATTTTGGAATGAAGGCATCATCTTCCCCATCGGATAATTATTACGAGGAACTTAAAGGCACTGGCAAAGAATGTTTCTCCAATGCCAGATCTGAATGGTGGTATTTGTTGTCTAGGAGATTTGAGAAGACCTGGGAGCATGTTAATAAAGTCCGAGAATACGATGAATCTGAGTTGATCTCCATAGAAAATAATGGGAACCTAATTGCCCAGTTATCATCTCCTAAAAAATTCTATTTGGAATCTGGGAAGATTGCCTGCGAATCTAAAGATGCTATGCTTAAAAGGGGCATCCAATCTCCCGATGAAGCTGATGCTGTTGTTTTGGCGTTCATTCCTCGAGCTGGAGGTATTAAACGAGTTCTTGCTGGCTTAGATGGCCAACCAGCCGTAGATGTCAAAATAGACTGGGCTCTTCCAACTTATAAGATCCGACACTATGGGGCACTTGTTATTTCAAAAGATTTATCTGTTCACTTTCTGGGTGCCGTATGGGACTCTGTTGAAGGTAAATTAAAGTTTTACACCGATGATGTTTTTAAATATCCAGATCCAGCGATTATTGTTGATACTGTAATTTCCAAAATGGGCCTACGCCACCACTCCCTTGATCGATTACTTGGTAACCAAGTCATGTTTAAGGAAAACCGAAGATCTTTTCACCGCGAAATAAATAAGCAGTTCTGGGACAAAATGTCTTATTTACAGACCATTAATGTTCGGGAACCCAGGAAGTACGATCAATTTGGGGCAGTTGGTGAATTGATTAGGCTTGTGGAAAATGGGTGTGTTGAAATCAGTCGCACTTGTGAACAGACCCAAAAACAATTCTCGCTTTGGCAGTTAAGGAATAATAGATTTGAGCATGATGGTCTTCAAGAGGCCGCTCTATTGATTATGTCAGAACTCATGCTTTATACACCCTATAAAGAAACTGTTCATAAAAAACCAGAATATTTACCAGTTCACCAACCTCATGAGTTGCCAGGTGGATCAGACCCGATGGGAGTTTAAATATGGCTGTTAAAAAAACAAAAAAAAGAAGTGGTCGAACTTCAAATGTTCAGGGCCACACTCATTCTTACCGACTCGATAAAAATGGGAACGGTGAGACAAGCAGAGATGGTCAGCATGTTCATTCAATTCGAAACTGGATTGTTGGTCGTGCTGGAAAAGCTCAACACATTCACATACTTGGATAGGAGGAAGATATGCCAAGAGGAACGCTTAAATTAGATGAAGATTTTCAGGCTATGGAAGATGCCCGAATACTCATGATGGCTGATGACATCAAGTCAGACAAAAAGAGGATGGAGGCGGCAAGCAAGGCAGCCCAGAAAATTGTTGAAGAGGAAACTCAAAAACTTAATGGAATGAAAAAAATTGCAAGGAAATTCCGTCGTGGTTGATAAAGACCTCAAAGAGTTATCTAACATTCTGAATCTTCATTTAGAAGATGGTATTTCAAAAATGAAGTGGTTCCTTTCTTTTGGAACCCTTCTTTATGCCATTCGAGATAAAAGGCTTGGGGAAACTTTTTCTGAGGATATTGATATTTCTATTGTTGGCCCACACAACTTTGACCAAGTGAATAGTGCCATGGTCAACGGCGGCTTCATTAAAAAGAAATCCATCATAAACGATGAGACTGGCCAAACACTCTATGCAGAGTACATTTCCCCAAATGTAATCCATGTTGATTTGTTTTTTTGGATAAATGAAAATAATCACTGGTGGCATACCTACGATTATTTGAACGAAAAGACGGATATTCCCTCTCATTACCATTTTAAAGCTGTTCCTGAATGGATGTTCCACGGGGAACCTTATAAATACGAATGGGTCTTTGAGGATACCTTCGTCAATATTCCAAGACTTTATGGAACCCTTCTCGATCTGTGGTACCCAAATTGGTTTATTCCAGACAAAGAGTTTGGTGTCTCTAAGGCATCGATAACCTGTGAACCTTTAACATGCAAAAATCTAGGAGTTGATCTTGCCCCTAATTACAAATAAAACCGTGATATGCGGTAGCTGTGGAAAAGTCCTTGAAAAAGGTGGTCCAGAAGTAGTCAAAAAAACCTGTGTCAGTTGTGTTATGGGTAAAACAAAGAGGGCTGATCTCTCAAAACTCATGACACCACAGGGCAGGGCCAAGGCTAAGAAGAAAACCATCGACACTGTTATGGAAAGCCTTCAATCAATGTCTCTTGAAATCGGATACGTCGAGCAGAATAAAAAGAATAAAGTGATGTTCACTATTAAGAATCATTTCGGTAATCCGTTTTTTGAATTTGCTTTAGATAAAGATCAAATTTTCGCACTTCTTCACGACCTGGATGTTTTGGATGCAAAAAAAGATTAACATTTACTGGCCCACTGTTCGACCTTTAATGATGAGAAAAACACTTTCTGAGTGGATGGATAATTGTGTTCACCCAGGAAGAGTTAAAGTCCACATCGTTGTTGATGATGAAGAGACTGCTGAATATTTATCTGACTTCGACTTCCTACATGTCACTAAAAAGCGAAGCGTTGGGGTGGTAAAACCCCTCAACGCTTTGTTAAGTGAATATGAACCTAAAGAAGATGACGAGATTATGATCGTTGCTTCTGATGATTTTTCTGCCCCGACAAATTGGGATATGTACTTAGAAGAAAAGTTTTCATCTTTTAAAGGAGTATTGAAGGTAAATGATGGCCACATGGAAGATATTATTTCGATTCCTATCCTCACTTATAAAGCTTATTGTGAGATGGGCAAAACAATTTATCACCCTGCTTATGATCATATGTTCTGTGATAAGGAACTCCACGATACTGCTTCCGAGTTGGGGCTCATGCAAGCGGTTTCTAAAGCAGATCCTATTTGGGAGCATCATCATCCTCACTATCAAAAAAGAGATTCTGATGATAATGATAAAAGAAATAGCCAAAGTTTTTCTGATGGCAAGGAGATCTACAGAAAAAGAAGATATTTAACTCTTCAAGAGAGGTTGGAACGTGCTGTATAATTTTATTTCAATCCCAAGGTGCGCTTCTCAAACAATCCATGCTGCCCTTGGAACTAATAAAAAAAACAACCACATGGCTTACAGTAAGCTTAGAAGCCCGAATCCTTTTAGTTTCGCGGTTATCCGAGATCCAGTTGAAAGATTGCAGTCATGGTTTTGGTTTCACAAAAAAAAATATGCCAACCAACCAAAAGTTGTTGAGCATTATAAGGAGTTTACTTTTGAAAGATGGGTCGCTGCTGGCATGAGTCATCACTGGGATTATAATGCTTGCAAATCTCTTGGTATCAAAAATCCATTATCCCAATATGACTTTGTGAGAACAGAGGATGAAGAGATAGGACCAAATAAGTTGGTCGATTTTAAGAGGTTCGAGTTACAAATAAACTCAATGAAAAGTGTTATTGGTGGCCCATTCAAATTCAGGCACACTGGTTTATCCCACCGACCTAAACAGCATATTGATAAAGAAACTGTATTTATTATCCGAGAAACCTTTCCAATGGATTTTGAACTATATGAAATTGTCCGTTCTAATATGTAGACTAGAGAGCAGAAAAAATCTTTTCAAGAGATTATTTTCTCAATTGAATCACCAAATAAACGAACACGTCGAGGTATTAACTCATGAAGATAATGGAGAGTTGGATATTGGTGCGAAGCGCAATATTCTTCTTAATAGAGCGTCGGGAGATTATCTTTGCTTTATTGATGATGATGATCGTATTTCTGTTGATTACGTCGATCAGATATTAAACGGAATAAAAGAAAACCCTGACTGTTGTTCTCTTGTTGGAGAAATAACATTTAACGGTAAAGACCCGAAAATGTTCGTCCACTCTATTGATTACAATGAATACTTTGAAAAAAATGGTGTCTACTATCGACCACCAAACCATCTTAATGCAATACGTTCTGATATAGCCAAGAAGTTTGTTTTCCCTTCTTTGAATCATGGTGAAGACACGGATTGGGCGTTACAAATTCGTGATGCTAATGTATTGAAGAAGGAATCAAAAATACAGAAAACTATATATTACTATGATTACATAACGGAGAAGTAATGAAAGCAATCTCATATTCGCTATTTGGGTACGGAAAAGCCCGAAATAAAAACAGCTTTGACTTTAATTCGTACTTGCGTGGGTTGATGGTAAATGCTAGAGTTAATAGAATAATATACCCAGACTGGAAAACTCTAGTTAATATTGATGAAAGCACTTATGAAAGCGAATACAAACCATTATTTAATTGGCTATCTGAAAAAGGTCTTGTCAGGTTTCATGAGCATCTTGACGATACACCTTTATGTAAAGCAATGCTTTGGAGGCTATACCCCATCTTTCATCAAGACGGCGGTAATTTTGTTTATCAGCGTGTACTTTGTCGGGATCTCGACAGTGTTTGTACTTATCGAGAAGCTCAAGCAGTTCAACAATGGATTAATGAAGATCGAGTGATGCACTGCATAACCGATTCAATAAGCCATACAATACCTATGCTTGGCGGAATGATTGGTTTTAAAAGTTTGGATTTTAGAATCAAACTGAATAAAGCAAATTGGGATGACTGTGTACATTCTGATATAGATTACAATGCAAAAGGTTCTGATCAGACTTGGCTTAACAGAGAGATCTATCCAAAGTTTCTTGATAGTTCAACAGATCATTTTGTTAAGGGAATGCCATGGAATATTCCAGAAGGGAATGGGCGGCATTATAGCATTGATGAGTCAATTGAAATACCAGTTGATCCAATACATAAAGAGTTAAATCTAGTTTGTGGTCACATTGGGGCGGCAGGCTACTATGATGTTCAAATGGTTCGCTACCTAAATGAGATTGATCCATTTCGAAAAGAATATGAAGAAATTGAATCGAAATATAAACACATTTTTTACTGGGCTAAATAAATGAGAAGTGTAATCCTATCAGTTAATGATAACCCCGACTACCTTTACTATGCTCCTATCTGTGCGTGGGCATGGAAGCATTTTGAATGGGAACCGAAGATCTTTTATTACGGTGATATAAATGAGTTCACTGAGTTTGTTCTTTTAGCATGTAGAGCGCATGGTGCCGAAATAATTCACATCCCAAAGATTGAAGAGTTCAGAAGCGATACGATCACCCAGACTTCAAGACTCCATGGATATTTCTTTGGAGATGATGATATGCAAATTCTTGGTGACATTGATATGATCCCACTCTCTGATTATTGGAAACCAGAAGAAGATAAGATCACTTGTTATGGTTGGGATTTAACAGGTAAAACTCAAATACCAATCTGTTACATTGCTGGTCCAGCTAGGCTTTTAAAAGAAGTTTTTTCGAATAATAAAAACGACATAGCATCTGAGATACAATTTGATTTAAATCAAGTTCCTGGTGCAAAAGGTCAAAACTTTGAAGATTATTGGTACTCAGACCAAATTATTGCTACTGAAAAATTAATACAATATGGCCAAGAAAAAATAAAGTTCATTAATAGAGGTACCTATCCAAATGGTTTCGCTATTGGAAGAGTTGATCGTGGCAGATGGACTTTGCCACTTGATCAATACATTGACTCTCATTTAATGAGGAATGGTTATAAAGATAATCTTTCATTTGAAAGAAATATGGAATTATACAATATGATTTTTAAAGATAAAGCCCACTGGGTAGAAGGTTACAAGAATGAATACAAATACAGATTTGAAAACTTCTTTTCTTAAAGATATATCGAACCAAAATAACCATAGGCATTTACTTTGGGACGCCCTTGAGAAGACTGATGGATCTGTCATTGAAATGGGTATGGGTCATGGTTCAACTCCATACCTAAGTGAATACTGCAAGGCGAAAGGAAGACCTCTTTTTTCTTATGAAACAAATCTTCAGTGGCTTAAGAAGTTTAAAAACTTGGAATGTGACCTACACTCCATGCGTATTGTTGATGACTGGGATTATGTTTTTGCTACACATCCTAATCCTAGTGTCGTTCTTATTGACCATGCCCCAGGGGAACGTAGGAAGTTTGATATTCAAAATTTCATGGATCGCGCTGTATTTATTGTGGCTCACGATACTGAGCCTGCGGCAGATCATGGGTACAAAATGAGACAGTACATTAAGAAATTCAAGTACTATAAAGATTATAAAACAGAAGGTGCATGGGCATCTATAATGAGCATGAAGGAGCCTGTATGATAAACAATGTTATATTCTCATCTACAACAGATCCAATGTATATGGACTTTATTGTTCCCACTGTTCGAATGTGGAAGACTCTTTTACCAGAAGTTAATGTGATTGTTGGTATTGTCACACCAAATCCAGAAGCGATTGAAGACCTGGTTGTTCCAGATGCAGAGGTTGTTATCTACCCTTCAATGCCTGGTATCCCAGACCAAAACTTTGCTAAAGTTCTAAGGACTATTTTAGCAACAGAAGCCTCTGGGTATTCACTTATCAGTGATGTTGATATGTTCCCACTCAATGAAAAATATTTCAGGGAAAATTCTGAATATGTCACACCAGACAATTTGGTTTTTTACACACAAGAACTTGATGGTGAAGATGTCGGGAAGTTTCCAATATGCTACATGCTTGCAAGTAGAGTAACCTGGAAAAAGTTAATCAATCCAGAAGAGTCTCACCTCATGGATTTATTTATGAGTTGGACTTTTGATGGTAAGATGGAAGATATTCGAAAGCTTCCTTTTTCAGATGAATCATTGTATCGTAGGATTTTTAAAGATACTGATGTTGAAAAGAAAAAATTAACGAGGCATCACCAAGAGCGTCGTTTATGTAGATCGAATTGGGATTTTGATATGGGAAAATTGAGAAGTGGTTTTTATATCGACTCTCATTTGCCAAGACCTTTAAGTGAAACTATTGGAATGATAGAGCCTATTTTGGATTACTATGGGATCAACTAGCCACGAAGATTTA